ATGGGACTTATTAAGTTTCCAAAGAAGCGCAAAGAATACACACTGACATCGCCGGAGAAAGAAAAAGAGATCCGCGAAAAGTGCGATGAGATTAATCAACTGCGCGAAGATGGCATGCTGGCTGCCCAGGCTTGCAAACATGCGAATGTGCCGTATCAAACATATGCTGACTGGTGCAGCCGATTTGACATTGAGATTCCATCACGCAAAAAAATGGTTGAAGTGAAAAGAGTAATTGAACTAGTCAACGAAGGCAACCGGATCAGCAAGGTTGCGCAAAAGCTTCATCATTCGATTTACTCAATCAATTGCGCATTAGCTGACAAGGGCTACAAATACAACAAAAACAAAGTGGAGGTGGTAAAACTATGACAATCACACTACCACTACCGAGCCGCAACCTTTCGCCGAATGCGCGGGTGCATTGGGCGGTTAAAGCAAAGCACGCCAAGGCCGCGCGTCGATTGGCTGCGCTTGAGGCATTCGATCAGCTTGAGGACTTCGCGCTCAAGGGCTACCGCTTAGACTTCTACTGGCCGACAAAGCGACGCCGTGATAAGGACAATGCCGCCGCCATGGTTAAAAATTATTTAGATGGCGTCGCCGATTGCACCGGGCAAGATGATTCCGAATGGGACTTTGACGGAGTGCGATTTGCTATTGACCGCGAAAACCCTCGGCTGGAGATCGTAATAACTGAACTATGATCTATACTTACAAAGTGACAAATCACGCCGGATCAACTTGCTTCCGCGGAACTCTTACAATGTGCGCAAAATGGATTGCACGGACTAAAAACACAAAACAATACGGAATAAAAAAACTATGAATGCAGAAAATTATAATGAATTTATTAATACAAAGCGAAAGCACTCGGCCAATTATGGATTTGATCCATTGCCGATAATTGCGCCGCTGTTTGAATGGCAAGCGCACGTATTACGTTGGGCGGTCCATAAAGGCCGCGCGGCATTATTTGAGGATTGCGGTCTAGGTAAGACAGCGCAGCAACTTGAATGGGCGTCGCAAGTATTTCGAAAAACAGGTGGCAGCGTATTGATTATTGCACCGCTTGCTGTTGGCGAGCAGACAAGGCTTGAGGGTGTAAAGTTTGGCATTCAAGCAAGCGTTGTTTCTGATCACTCAGAGATTGGAGGTCCTGGCATATATATTACCAATTATGAAAAGCTGGATCATTTTGAGTGCGGCGACTTTGCTGGTGTGGTCCTTGATGAAAGCTCAATTCTTAAAAGCTTCACTGGCAAGACTCGCAAATCATTAACAGAAGCATTTAAGGATACTCCATATCGTTTATGCTGCACAGCGACGCCATCGCCTAATGATTATACTGAGTTAGGCCAACACGCCGACTTTCTAGGGATTTGCACACCGGCGCAAATGCTTTGCACGTATTTTATCAATGACACGTTCAACACTGGCGACTGGCGTTTGAAAAAACATGCGGAAGATCAATTTTGGAAATGGCTCGCGTCTTGGGCCGCTTGCATATCAAAGCCTTCCGACTTAGGTTTTCCTGATGATGGATATGATTTGCCGCAATTGCACATGAATGACATTACAGTTGAAGTCGATCAAAGCGAAGAGACTGGCGATGATCTTTTTCGTATTGCAACACTTAGCGCGACGACGATGCATAAAGAAATGCGACTCACTGCGCCAGCTCGATGCGATGCAGTTGCTGATATGGTCAATAACTCATCAGAGACATGGATTGTATGGTGCAACACTAATCTAGAAGCTGACGAACTGAAAGCTCGCATTCCGGACGCCGTAGAGGTGCGCGGGAGTGATAAGCCAAGCGTAAAGCGCAAACGCCTTGCCGACTTCTCAAATGGTGACGCTCGCGTCATTATCACAAAGCCAAGCATCGCCGGATTCGGCCTTAACTGGCAACACTGCTGGAACGTCGCATTCGTAGGACTCAGTTACTCATTTGAGGACTTCTACCAAGCTTTGCGTCGGTCATATCGATTCGGACAAACTAAAGAAGTAAACGCATTTGTGGTCCAAGCAGAAACCGAGGGCGCAATTATTAAATCTATACAACGTAAAATTAAACAACATGAAACAATGCAATTATCTATGAAAAAAGCAGCATCAGAACTAAAGACAAGTGAATCAGAAACAATCGACGCAAAGATCGACGTAACAACTCACAATGGCGACGGATGGACCGTGCATCATGGTGATTGCGTGCGCGTAGCGCGTGAGAAGATTGCAGACCAGTCAGTAGGCTTTTCCATATTCTCGCCTCCATTCGCTGACCTGTTTACTTATTCGGCAGATCCGCAAGACATGGGCAACTGCGAAGACATGTCAGAATTTATGCGACACTTTGACTACTTGATTAAAGAAATGAAGCGCATCATGATTCCGGGGCGTGAGGTCGCTGTGCATTGCGTCGATCTGCTTTCTACCAAATGGAAGCATGGCAGCATTCAATTGCAGGACTTTAGCGGCGAGATCATTCGCGCATTCTGGAAACATGGATTCCTGTTTCATTCGCGCATTACTATATGGAAATCGCCAGTGACTGAAATGCAACGGACCAAAGCGCATGGATTGCTTTATAAGACACTAAAAAAAGACAGTTCATCAAGTCGTGTTGGCGTGCCAGACTACTTGCTTGTTTTTCGTGCGCCGGGCGAAAGCGCAGTTCCGGTCACTAAGTCGCCGGAAGATTATAGCGTTGATTGGTGGCAGGAAGTAGCATCGCCGGTATGGATGACCGTCGATCAAGGGCGCGTGCTGAATAAGGAAGGCGCTCGCGACAATGCCGACGAAAAGCATATATGTCCACTTCAACTCGACGTTATCGAGCGCGGCATTGAGCTATGGAGCAATCCAGGCGATCTTGTTTATTCACCGTTCACTGGCATTGGATCAGAAGGCTATGGCGCGTTGTCATTAGGGCGTGAGTTCGTTGGCAGTGAGCTGAAGAAGTCATACGCCGATCAAGCTTGTGGCAATCTTAAAAATGTTAAAGCGCAAGGCACTCTAGCACTAGTATAATAATAATTAAATGCGGCACGTCTTATGGCGTGCCGCTCTTTATAAATGATAAAATTTTCTACATTTAAAACGGTGCGCGACACTGCGCCAAGCGATGAGATCACGTCATTGCAGTTGGTAAAATGGATCATAAGCAATGACCAGAGGCAATTGGTTGAAGAGATCCGCAGCGCACCAGACAAAGACACGCGCAGCCGATACAAGGCGGCGCTGCCAGCAGTGACAGCGTCGGGCGTCTTTTCCAAACGGGCGGCGTCTGCTTTGATCACTCACTCCGGCATCTTAATTGCCGATCTAGATACGGATGAAAATCCGCAACTGATCGACGCAAAGCAAATGGCAACCATTCGCGAGAAACTACAAGCAAGCGACAAGACGCACTTTGCCTTTGTATCTCCATCTGGCGGCCTAAAGGTCGGCGTTAAGATTGACGCAAACGACGCAGATACGCACAAGGCGGCATTTGCGACCGTGCGCGATTGGTTCGCTGATTCGCATGGCTTAGTCATTGACAAGGCATGCAGCGACGTATCGCGGCTTTGCTTCTTATCTCATGATCCGTCGGCATATTATAATGCCAAGTCAAAGGTAATTAAGACCGAGGCGGCCAAGTCGCAAGCATTGCCATTTTGGGCAGTCAAGCCGACTAAGGTTGCTAGTGATGGCACATCGCCAGGCGATCAATTCAATGAGAAAGCAGACGTGCCTGGCTTGCTACAGTCGCAAGGATGGACCACACGCAATGGCAAACATTGGACGCGGCCGGGCAAGTCTGGCGGCATCAGTGGCACATTTGGCGTCGTCGGTGATCGTAAATTCTACTGCTGGACGTCGTCGGCCGCACCGCTTGAAGCTAATGAGTCTTATTCGCCGTTTGCATTGTTTGCTATGTTTCACCATGGCGGCGACTTTAAAGCGGCGGCAACGGCGCTTGCTGCGGAAGGCTACGGCGAGCAATCAATCGAACAATTGCCTGCCGACGTAGTGGCAACCATTGACCAACTTGTAAGCAATGCGCTACAAAAAGAGGCTGACTCATGGTTGCCACCTATTACCGAGGCAGAAGAAGCGAAGAAAGAAATTGAGCAGTCGGCGAAATCCACTGGTAGTGACTTTCTAAGCAATCTGCGTAAGTTGGTCGCATCGACAGATGAAAACATCGAGGCAATGAAAAAGCGGGCGCAAGATGCTGTCTTTATCTTGCCAGAAATTGCGATGCTTGGCGATTGCACAATACTCAATGCTGGCCCGAATACTGGCAAAACATTGATGACGCTCTGGATGCTATGCAATCGAGACATGGAGAAGACGAAGCATTTAGACATCTTCTACATTAACGCGGATGATAGTTTCAACGGCGGCATTGAAAAGATGGAGATCACCCGGCACATGGGCATTCATCACTTGATACCAAATCAAAACGGATTTGATCCAGCAGACTTGTCAAAAATTATCAAGGCGGCAATTAAAGACGATGCATGCGGCAAGATGGTCATCGTGCTTGATACACTAAAAAAGTTTGTCAGCACGATGGATAAGAACGATGCGCGAGTGTTTAACATCATGGTGCGCAGCTTTACTCAAGCCGGAGGCACATTGATTGCATTGGCGCATACAAATAAAAACAAAGACGCCGACGGCAAAAGCATTGCCGAGGGCGTCGGCGACTTCCAAAGCGACTTTGACTGCGCATATACAATCGACAAAGCGCCAGTCATTACAGAAGGGTCAGACCGCACAATTGTCTTTGAAAACACAAAGCTGCGCGGGCCAAATAGCATGAAAGTGACGTTTCAATATGACGCGGGCGAAAAGCGCAGTTGGCATCGGCGCTTTCAAAGTGTCAAGCAAGTTGGCGCGGAAGAAGCAAGGGCGGCCGAGGAAAAGGCAGCCAAAGAGGCGCAGCTCGATAAAGATCAATCAGTGATTGAGTATATATTGAGCGAGCTTGAAGACGGACCTAAGACACATAGCGGATTAATTCGCGACAATCTCGGCGATCCGTCAACTGGATCATGCAACGTTCGCACAAAAGTAATTGAGCGATATACAGGGAAATATTGGGGCAAGTCTAAAAGCCAAAACGGCGGATGGACCTTTCACAAACAATCTAAAAACCAAGTCGGCAACCTTGTCAGATTTGGACTATAACCAAAATACACATGAAAAATACAAAACTCACAAGCAAGCAGCAGGAAATATTAGACTGCTACATGGAAATCGGATCAAAGCGAGGCGTGGCAAAGGAGCTGGGAATCAGTGACAAATATGTGCGCGTTGCTTTAAAAGCATGCGAAAGCAAAGGCCAAGCGCCATGGTTGACTCCGGCAGTCATGCCAGAGCATCTAAAGATGGTAAAGACGACCGTGCAATATGACGCCAAGGGCAAACCGATCCAAGAGTGGAAGCGACTTGTACCAGGCGCTGAAGATATGGAGGCATTCGTCGATTCACTATGCCAGCGCGTAAAGGGCAAGGCAGTTGTCAAAGTAAAGCGTGCGACAAAGTCTGACAATCAAGACGTATTGGCCGAGATATCGGTTTTTGATTCGCATATTGGCATGTATGCAACAAAGGCAGAAACTAATGACTCAGACTATGATTGCGACATAGCTGCAAAGCGTATGGTTGACACTGCACAAGCATTGGCGGGGCGATTCAATAAGCCGGGGCGCATCGTTGTCACATTTGGCGGCGATATTATGCACAGCGACAGCCGAAACAATCAGACCGAGAAGAGCGGCAATGTGCTAGATGTTGACTCGCGCTTTCATCGGGTAGTGGATTATGCCGTGAAAGCATGTTATGACGTGGTCCAGATTGCCGCGCAAGTTGCGCCTAAAGTCGATGTTGTCATCGTTGAAGGCAATCACGACTGGCATTCGTGCGTCTGGCTTACTCGCGTATTGTCGGCGTTCTATGCTAACTGCAAGAATGTCAATGTCATCGAGCAATCATCCAGCCGCAAAGTAATTACGCACGGCAAAAATTTGCTTGTCTGGACGCATGGCGATGGCGCTGCGATGGCGCAATGGCCGCAAATCATCGCGGCCGAGTTTGCCGAGAAGTGGGGGCAGACCAAATTCAGGCATCTAAAGATGGGACATATTCATCACAAAAAGAAGAATCAACCGATGCGCGTGATATCAGAAACCAAAAATGGATGGGAAGAGCATCGCGGATTGCTGGTCGAATATTTGCCGGCGCTATGCTCAACCGATGCATGGCACGCAGAAAAAGGATTTATTGGATCAATGAAGGGCGCGACCGGATTTGAATATCACAAACAGCACGGACTAATCACAAGATATTACCAACACGTATAAGAATATGAAAAATAAAGCACATATAATAGGATTGGTCGGCCCGAAGGGCGTCGGCAAAACTACATTCGCACAAGATATTGCCAAGCAATTAGACGACAGCTTGCATGTCGAGATACTGAGCTTTGCCGATCCGATCCGGGCAATGGCCGAGGCAATGGGCGTTGATACTCAAGCAATGACTGATCAAAAGCTAAAGCATGAGCCAATCTGCGGCTTAGGCGTGACGCCAAGGCGGCTATTGCAGACACTCGGCACGCAGTGGGGGCGCAAATATATCAATAAGGATGTATGGCTATGGGCGATGCAGCGCCATATTGAGCGCGTGACAAGCGACGACAAGCCGACCATTATATTGATTGATGATTGCCGATTTGAAAACGAAGCGCGGATGATTCTACATGATGGCGGCATGCTGTTTGAAATCAATCGCGGAGATGTTAAATACACATGCGAGCATGAAAGCGAAATGCCAATGCCTTCTGGCGTGCAGACGGCGATGCATAAGGCGCATATATCGCCAGCAAATTACGAGCTGCTGCTGCATAACACGCAATATCTGATCAAGTACAAGTTTAAGCTATAACATGACGGCGCTTCCCGAAAGGGATAACATGACGGCGCTGCCCGAAAGGGTGGCGCTTTTTTATTTAAATAATGTATTGACAAGGGTGCTTGGGTTGCTACTTTGGGCATTGTTATGAAATCAATACTATCAATCATCCTATTGTGCGCGATCAGTTGCGCAAACGCTGCCAGTGACGCCGAGATCGTTGCTGCGACTATTATACTTGAAGCGGGCGGCGAGTATTCGCCAGGCGCTATGGAGGCAGTCAATGAAGTAATTCAGAATCGCGCCATCAAGCGCCGCATGACTCCGGCGCAAGTTTGCTATCAACGCATGCAATTCTCATGCTGGAATAACATTGACAAGCGGCCCGCGTTGCTTGCCAAGGCGCAACGCCATCCTCGATATGCTAAAGCGCTTGACATTGCATTATCTGCACCAACTAATTACACCACCGGCGCTGATCACTATCATGCCGATTATTGCCGGCCATATTGGGCAAAGCACATGACATTGACTGTCACTATTGGCCGTCATATCTTTTACAAATAAATAAACCATCACAAACCGCCACACA